GGTGATATCTTAGACCAAGAGGGTAAAGTAGTCACAGAAGGCGCAGCATCACAAGTACTATCAATATCTATTGTATATGAGGATAAAATAATATTACTCGGATTAAAAGAACTCTCTAAAGAAACACAAGATAGGATTAAAAACAATACAACTAAATATTTTGAAAATGTTGGTGGTGTTGATTATAAATTCAAATATATTAAATATGATGATGAATTCGATATGCTTTGGAACTTTTTCAATAAGATGGTTCCTAAGATGCCATTATTAACTGGATGGAACTTCTTAAAATATGACTGGTTATATTTAGTTAATAGAACTAGAAAATTGAGCAAGAATATCAATGGTAAAGAATATAAAATAAACCCATCAGTTGCATCATTAACTAAAAAAATGAATAAGCAATGGGGATTAGAATGTGAATTACCTGCACATAGAATGATATTTGATTATATGCAACTATATGAGATAACAGATACTTCTGTTAAAGTAAAGGAAAGTTCATCTTTAAATTTTGTTTCTGATAAATTAGTTGGTGTTGAGAAGATTAAATATATTAACTCTATCTTTAAATTGAAGGAGGATTCTAGAATAGATGGCTTTGATTTCAAAGAAGGAGATATTTGTAGAAAAGAGGAAGATACCTACTATATGTATATAAAAAGTGAAAAGATAGAATTCACTGAAAGTAAATTTGAATCTTGTAAAGATTTATTCAACGAAATAAATGTTTCTAGTTTGAAGACACTTTATGAACATGACTTCGAAATGTTTATGTATTATAATGCAGTTGATTCTGTTTTAGTACAGAAAATACATGATTCTAGAAATTATATATCAATCATATTTGCGATATCTTCATTGGCTAGAATTAAAATTGTGGACGTTGTATCACACATGAATGGTGCTTTAGCATCTTTGGCGATTACAGAAGGAGTTCTTAGAAACCGATTTAGAGAACAAGATAATATAGTTCTTTTTAAAGAAGATAACGGTGAAAACGAATCTAGCATAGCAGGTGGTTGGGTTAAAGATCCAGTAGTTGGGCTAAACCAATGGGTTGTTTGTTATGACTTCGCATCACTATACCCAACAACACAAAGACAATTCTTCATCTCACCCGAAAACTTCATCGGATTACAAAGTGTTACCAATAAAGGTGAATGTACAAATGGTAAAGAAATAACTGAAGATCATGTTGTTTGTGTAAATGGTGCGGTTTTCTTAAAGAGATTATCACCAACACTAAGAATGTTAGAAGATGTTTACGCAGATAGAAAGAAGAATAAAAAGATAATGATGGCGAGAAAAGAAGAACTCAAAGAAGTAAACGATGAGATTGCACTACTTGAAGAAGAATTAGCTTAGTATTTTAATTTAATATATAGGATTATGAAACATTTGAAAAAAATAGATGAGAAATTTGATGACAATCCGGTAGAACAAAATGATACAGAAAAAATTGTAGCAGATATTAGAAATAAACTTCAACCGATTGTCACATATTTTCAATTACTAAACTATGAAACAGATAAAGATTTATCAAAGATAATCAAACAAGCTGAAGAACAAAGCAACATCTCATTACCTATCATAATTCAGCAGTTAAAAAACTTAGTGAAGTTAAATGAGACATCTTAAAAAATTCGAAAAATATAAGATAAATCGTAACATCAAAAGTAATTACTTGAGGAAGAGTTACCCAAAAGATCGTATAAGTAATCTAAAAAGAGCAATAGTTAAAAGGTTCAAGATAGAGGTCACTAATTTAGACGACACAACAATTATATGGGAAATAATAACGAAGTCAGGTAATATCTGTAAATTTGGCGCAACATATAAATATAACACCGAAAAAGTTGATAACTATTACGAATATTGGTCGGAAACTGATGGTGGTGAGAAAGAAATATCAGAAACAGTACATGTTTCATTAATTATCGAAGCTATACGTGATCTATTGTAAAACTTTTCAATCAGACTCCACTATAAATTAAAAACACACAATAATATATGAATAAAGCGATTTTACAGGTTTGGGAAGAATCGAATAGAAACGATAAAATATATCAAGATGGATGTTCAATACATATTGATATGAAACACCGAGACATGTTTATAAACACTATCTATGAAAATAGAGATTGTGATAACCTACCAGAATCATATGAAAGAATAGTTGGGAATCCATCGTTAATAGTAATAACTGACGAATTATTAGAAGTAATCGAACAAGATAAATCAATAAGATTAAGAAGTCATGAAATGAATAACCTACTTAATCTAGAAGAAATAATTTTAATCAATGATTAACACATTTTATTTTCTATCAATATTATTTATATTTAATTTTATTTTCTACATTTTTAATAGGAAAGCATTAGATGTTAGATTTAAGAAACGTGATTCACACCCAAAATTACACTTGGTTTATTATTTCATAAAAATATTATTTGCCATATGGATAGGAGTTGGTTTATTTGGTGACCTAAATTTATATTTTATCATACTTTTAGGGTTATCTATATTGAAATTTATAATATTTCACATAAATAAAAAACTATATTATTATTATTATCTATCACTACCATTTTTAAATATAGCAACATTAGGAGTTTTACTAACAGTATTTTTAAACGCCAAATTTCTTTAAATGATTTTCAGTTATAACTATAAAATTATAACCTTTTTTATCACACCACTTAATCATCGTTTCCCATTTATTCTTATTTTTCTGTGCCATTTTAAATCGGTATTCCAGACTCTGTAATTTTTTCAAAGTAATATTTGGTGGAATACTAAATTTACCCTCACTAAACATTAACGCATCATCATAATCTTTTTGTGGTTTTACTTCTGCAACAACTTGTCTTGTATTACCATCTGGTAAACGTATCTCATAATAGAAATCTGGAAAATAAGTATGTTCTTTAACTTTCAAATCACCATCTGTTAAGTGTGTCATCTGGTATGGAATTCTCATACACTCCGCACCCCATTTACAAATATCACTATTATTATCAAGCCATGTCATTATTCTTAATTCCCATGAGCTCCTATAATATAAACCACCTTGTGTATTTAATTTTATAACCTTATCCTTATTTTTCGGAATAAAGTTACCATTCCTATACTTACTACTACCTGGTTTAGAATTTAACATATCTATAAATAAATTTTTAATATATATAAAAAGAATAAATACCTGGAAGTAATGAGATACATTAAAAATAAAGAATTATATGATAGACACGCATGGACTAAACAAATATGTGAGGATTTAAACTTATCTAACTATACTATCAGACGAGATGGTACAGTTGATGTTGATGGAGATGTTATGATATTAAAACAATTACAAAGACTTCCAATAAATTTTAATAAAGTCAGTGGTGATTTCACCATCTCAAGAAATAAATTAACAACACTGAAAGGGTGCCCAAATGAGATATGTGGACATTTCACATGTAATGAAAATGAATTAATATCATTAGAACATAGCCCACAAATAATAGGTGGTAATTATCATTGTTCTTATAATAAACTAACATCTCTAAAAGGAATCCCAAAAGAAGTAAATAACCTAAGTTGTTATTTAAATGAAATAACAACTCTAGAAGACTCACCAATAGTACGTGGTAATTTTTTCTGCAACGGAAATAAAATATCATCACTTGATCACTGTAAACAAGTAGGAGGATCGCTTAATTTTTATGATAACCCAATATATTATATTATTAAACCCTTTGTCGATTCAAGGTATCATAATAAACACAATGAATACATTGAATTATTCAATGATACTGATATTATAAGAAGTGATGAGATTATTTTAGACCGATTAAAATGGTTTTATGATGAAATCGGTATGGTATATAATTTAGAGACTAAATATATTAAAAAATATTATAAAATAATACACTAAATATATGGGAGAGTTATCAGAAAGAGTTAAATTATCATTACTTGTATATGGAAATGGGTTAGTAGAGAACTTTAAGAATAATTCACTTTATTTTTATAATCTATACCAAAAATCTATACCAGAATTCAAAAATGTTAGCGTATCAGAAATAACACCTGGTGGTTTCTATTTCCTACATTATTTAGATGATTCTAATTGGATTAAATGGTCACCTGTTTTTGTTGGTGATTTTAAAAAAATGTCTAATAAAGTAATAGTATTTGCGGTCAATTTCAATTTAATACCATTAGAAGTTAGAGTTTTACTATTCGATAAATTTATAACTGAGAAAGATTTTGAAGAAGATAGATATCTAAAAGTTGACTTTAAAGGTATATATGATGAGCTCAGAAAATTAGGATTTGAATATGCGTTAATGGAGTATGATGCAACTAGAATAAAATTAGTACATAGGGTTGGTTTGGAATTATTACCAAGATTTTTATATCAACAACACCCTAAAAATAAATACGACCCTGTTAAATTAATGTCTATATGGGAAGCTAAAATAGTAAATAGAGAACAAAGACATAAAGAAATGTCAGTTGCATTATTAAGTGACTTCTTTGATGTTAATTCCGAGATATCTGAAAAATATAGCGTATTAAAATCACACATACAGAGGTTGCAAAATAACATCAAGAAATATAGTTAAGTCAAAAATAGTGATTCTACTGAATTAGAGAAGATTAATTTAATATATATCACTAAATTAAAGTAATTAAATGGCTTCATATAATCAATTTGGCGGCAACAGCAACAACGCTGATTTCATGTTTCAAAACTCAGCAATCGAAAACAAAGGACTATTCAGTAGAATATTAAGAACACTTTCCAATTATGGGATGAACTATGATGATATGATAATAAGAAATCAAATTGGTGTTGGTATCAATGAAGATCCTTATTCATCAAAAGGAAATTCTATGTATGACTTCTTTAGTTCGAGGGCAGTAGCATCAGTATTAAATAGGAAATCAATTCCATATTTAGATAAAGCATATGCAGATAAAAGAAGAATTTTAAGAGAATATTCAATAAAAGATGAGATTAGAGATTTCGTATCAAGCGTATGTGATGAAGCAATTGTTTATAATGATGATAGAGATTTTTGCTCACCTAAACCAATATCAAATGAATATTCACAAGAAATTCAAGATAAATATCAAGAATATTTTGAAAAAATCTATACAAAATATGGATTTGCTGATAATATAACGGCTTGGAGTATGATGAGAGATTTCTTAATCGATGGATACCTAGCAGTAGAAATTATTTATGATGATAAAAAGAAGAATATAATCGCATTTAATAGATTAAGACCAGAGACATTAGTACCTGCATACGAACCACAAGTTGGTCACCTTTGGATTCAATACCCAGAAGACCCACAATTAAGAAGAATATTCTTAGATTCGCAATTAATATTTGTGTCTTATTCAACACAGAATGATTATTCAGAAACTTCTTATGTGGAAGGGTTAATCAAACCATATAACCAATTAAAAATATTAGAACAAACTAGAATTATGTTTAATGTTCTAAACGCACAAGTTTATCAGAAATTCACAATTCCAATTAAGGGTATGTCTAGACAACGTGCCGAAGAACAAATAGGTCAGTTAATTCATGATTATTCAGAGGAGGTCGAATGGGATGATACATTAGGGACATTAAGTATAAACGGAACAAAACACTTACATTATAATAAACAGATTTGGTTCCCAGAAGGAGATGCAGGAACACCAAACATGGAACTTGTTAAACAAGATGGTCATGATTTAAACGATGAAACTATGCTATCTTGGTTCTATAGAGCATTGAAAAGAGCATCAAAAATTCCTATTCAAAGATTTGAATCAGAAAATGGTGGTGGTAATTTATTTTCAGACTCATCAGAGATGACAAGAGATGAAATAAAATTTCATAATTTTATAAGTAGACTTAGAGCCAATTTTAAAGAAATAGTAGTTAAGCCTTTAAAATTACAAATGTTGGTTGAATTCCCAGAATTAAAAGATGATGAATTCTTCAATAATGAAATTGATATTAATTTCTATACAAATCAATTATTTGAGGATTGGAAGAAGATTAATAATTTATCAAAAAGAGCTGATGCTGTTGGATCACTGTTAGGAGTTATGAAAAATGAAAATCAACCATATTTCCATATTGAGTGGTTAATGGATAACGTATTTAAACTAACACCAGAAGAAAAAGCCGAGAATGAAAGATACTGGGCTAGAGACCCACAACAAGGAGCTGCTGGATCTGAGGGAGGTGAAGGTGGCGAAGGAGGTGAAGGTGGCGGAGATGATGATTTCGGCGGCGGCGGTGAAGAAGAAGCCGGTGGTGGAATGGATGACTTTGATGGAGACGCAGAAGAACCTGATGCTGGTGGAGGTGACGAAGGACCAGGCGGTGGCGACGAATTTGAATTCTAAGGAACTAGTTTAAAAGCAACAACATTATTAAGTCGGTCAAGCTTATTCTCAAGCTTCATTTTAATATCATCATTATTTAGAAGGGGTTCCACTATGGCACCCTTTTCTGTATTTAGTATACTGAACTCTAATTCTAATTTATCTATTTTATTACTATTGATTATAAAAGTCATGACTTCAACATTAGCACACACATCATTCAAAAATATACTATTTTTATCTAAATTATCTAATTCTATTAGGATAGCACCATATTTATGTGTTTCTATTTCAACTTTGAATTCTATTCTTTTACCAGATTCTAATAATGTGTTTAATTTAATATCACGTTTATATACTATCCAATTACTAAATTTGGATAAAAGGCTATCATATTGTTCTAATGTGTTGTTATGTAGGTTAACTTCCATTTTCATATGGTTGTTATATCGACAATTACTAGTTTGTTTTTTTCTTTCTTCTACTAATTCCTTGCTTCTTATCTAAGGAATCTTTCATTTTTTTGAGTATTTTCTCATTTTGAACTGGGTAATCAACACCATAATTCTTCTGTAATGATTCTTTTCGTTTACATTCAGAACATTTTCTACAATAGTATTCACCCCATTTATTACCATATTTGATATAATTTTTAAAAATAACATCTTTTTCTATACCACAATTATCACACTTACACCTTATTATATAGTGTGAACCTTTTGAGAGTAAATCAATTGGAATTGCTAATAACTCACCTATCGTAACTTCATAACCTAAATTCTCATAATATGAAAAGTTTGATTCTGTTATTTTAATTTCTATTTCTCTAGTCAAAATCATGGATTATATATTAGTCCGTAACTCCTTTGTTAAAGATAGAATCAAAGATTGTTGTAAAAAATCCACCTTTGTTTTTTTTATAAATATTCAGATTTATATATACATTGAAAAAATAATATTCATGAATGAAATCTGTACTAATAATAGAAAATTCAACAAGCACTCTACTTAGAGAAGAAGCATCTGCTTCTGCCTCAGGTAACGATTATATTATGAGTGGACCCTTCACTGAATTCGGTGTCAAAAATCGAAATGATAGGGTATATAATGCTGACAAATTTCTTCCAGCTTTACAAGAATTAAACGAGAGAATAACTAACCTAGGTGTAGTATATGGTGAATTTGATCACCCAGATGTATTTGATACTTCGTTATCAAGAGCATCACATATCATTACTAAGGCTAATTATATGAAAGAACAAAACATTGTATCAGGAGAAATAAAACTACTAAGCACATATTGGGGTAAAGAAGCAAAATCATTAGTTAATGATGGTTTACCAATCTTCGTATCATCAAGAGCAGCCGGTGTCACCGAATCTGATGGCTCAGTAACATTAAAAAAATTATTCACCTATGACATCGTAGCAGATCCTGGATTTGCATCAGCGAAGATGAGTGTTAATGTTCTTAATGAATCTTTAGGATATAAAGATGAATCTAACTTTAGGATATATGAAGTATCCAACGAGTCTAAAATAAATGAACTATTTAATATGAACAAAAACGACTTTGTAACTAAAAAACAATTGACCGATTATTCACAATATTTAGTTAAGGAGCTTGCTTCAACTAAATACGAGGTCAAATCTGCAATTACCAAAGGTAATATGAGCCCTGATAAACTAGAAAAACTACTTGAGTACTATGACGAACTAAACGATAGTAATTCACAAGTTGTTAAATATCTTGACTACTTAGCAGAAAAAATCCAAATTGTTGTTAATGAGAATAAAGCATTAAAAACAACAACTACTAAATTATCTAAACACAATGACTATTTAGCTGAGAATCTTGAAAAAGCTATCAACTATTCAGAATATGTTGCTGAGAACTTAGATAAGAATATCAATTATGCAGAATATATCGCTGAAAATTTAGATAAAAATATCTCTTACGCAGAATATATTGCAGAAAATCTTGATAAAAACATCTCTTATTCAGAATATATCGCAGAGAACTTAGATAAAAATATCGCTTACTCAGAATATATCGCTGAAAGTCTTGATAAAAATATCGCTTATGCAGAATATATCGCAGAAAACTTAGATAAAAATATTTCTTATGGTGAATATATCGCAGAACATTTAGATAATACTATTGCTTATTCAGAATATTTAGCTGAACACGTAGAAGGTAATATCGCTTACTCAGAATACATCGCAGAACATTTAGATGATAATATTGCTTATTCAGAATACATTGCTGAAGGTCTTGACAATTCAATCGAATATCAAGGAATGATAGTAGAAAAATTGAATGGTGATAAATTATTCGAATCAGAAGGTGACGAATTACGTTTCCCTACATTAACTGATGCTGGTTTCGAACAAATCGATGATGAAGAAAATTATTTTGACGATGATGAAGAAGAAGATAATGAATTCACAAATAGACTAGAAGATGGTGAATTTAACGACGAATTAGAAAATGAATTCTTAGAAGATGAATCAGAAATTGATTTAGAGGATGAATTTAATAATGGTTTAGAAAACGAATTTGACGAATTTGATAATGATCTAGAAAACTGTGACGATTGCTATGACGATATCACAGGAGACGACGATACTGAATTATCAGAATCTATAAATAAATTGATCGCAGAAGCTAAAAAACGTAAAGTTTCCGAAACAACAGACTTGAACTTTTTAAAGTTCTTAAACAAATCACAAGTTAATAGTTATTACGCATTGAATGATGATGAACAAGAAGCTGTAAAACTTCATGTAAACGAAAGAAGTTATTTCACACAGAAAGATGTTCTTACTCTTATTGCAGAATCACTTTCAACTAAAAACGAATCTCTTGAAGAAAGAGTAATCAGATTGATGCCTGAAAACATTAAGCCAATCTGGGAGCAGTTAACTGACTCTTCTAAAAAATCTATGCTTTCACAAGCAAAACTTTACCCAGAAGAAAATATGATAACTGAAAATCAAGTTGAGCATTTCTGGTCAACCAGAAATATCAAGAAAAACGAATCTATAACTAAAAAATTGGTTTCTCATGAAAGTCTAATACAAGAAGACAAAATTTCAGATACAGAAGCTAACGCTATCTTAGAAAGGTTCAGAAGTTTATAATAATCTGTAAAAAATCCACCTTTGAAAAATCAAAGGAAATAAAGGAAATATATAGATTACAAAAAAAAAATTAAAATTTATGTCACACATTAGAATAGACAATCAAAAAGCACTCAAGAAATGGGGACCAGTTCTTGAAAACATGGGCGTTACAGGAGATAAAATCGACTGGATGTCAGAATATGCAGAATTTCACTCAATCAATGAGAACGCTTATGCTAACGCATCTAACGTATCGGGTATGGGTGCTGTTGTAGCTGCACAACCTTCTACACTTTCTGGTTCAACAATTGGTAACAATTGGTCAGGTAACGATGGACAATTAGGTTCAGGAGACGTAGGACAGAACTTACTTCCAGTAGCTATGAAAATCGCTGCACAAACTATTGGTTTAGACCTTGTAGCAGTTAAGCCTTCACCAGGGCCAAAAATTGATTTACTTTATATCGATTTCCGTTATGATGACACTCACATGGGTGATCAAGACGAAAGACCACAAGTATTCAAATTAAACATCGCAGATTTAGACGAAAGAGCTGCAGTTTATGCTGACTTAGTAGCAAAAGCAGGATTACAAACACAAGGTGGTTTAGTAGGTAGATGGTTTACAACAATCAACGATGAAGGTACTGCAATAACAATTGGTGGACAAACAGCAGAACCAACTACATCAAAAGAAGGTATTGTTGAATTTTTAGGATTCTCACGTATCGATGGTTTCCCAATGTTCAGAGCTTATAGACAATGGAATACAGCTCATACTGCTGTTGGAAGCGCAACTGACCTATGGTCATTTGACTCAACAAGAAATACATTTAATCCTACTCAATCAATGGTAGAACAAATTGTAGAAGTTGGTACATATTCAGTAACACCTGGATCAACAAACCTAATTATTGAATTAGTTTCTGCATTAGAAGACCATATTCCTGGATTCTCTGCAAACTGGAACTCTTCAGATACTGGATTCGCAGGTGACTATCCAATGGATAGAGAACAAGATGATACAAGATATGCTGGTATCATTGGACCAAAAATTAGTTCTAAAACAGTTGCTGTTGGTACTATTGAAGTAACATCATCACTAAGAAGAACTGAAATTGAAGATATCAAAGCCAATACTGGTATGGATATCGTTCAAAAAATGGAAAGTATTTTAGTTAACGAACTTTCACAAACAATCTCAAAACAAATCGTTGGAAAGATTTTTGAAATGGGTGAACTTAACAGACAATCAGCACCATTAGTAGTTTCTGCAACTCCAAGTATTCCTGGTCAAACAATCTTTGACTTAGATACAGCTTATGTATCAGGAGTAGGTGGTGAAACAACACACGCTGTTCAAAGAAAACTTATCACTAAGATAATGCACGCCTCTAACTACTTAGCAACAGAAGGCCGTATCGGACCTGCTCAATATGTAGTAACAAATGGTGGATTAGGTGCAGCTTTAGCTGACATTAGTGGTTACATCCTTAACCCTGTTAAATCTAAAATTAACAGTGCAGGACAATTATACCCAGTAGGTTCAATTGGAGATATCTCTATTTATGTTGACCCTTATATGAAGTATAATGACAACAGATTAGTTCTTGGAAGAAAGAACAATCCTGATCAACCAGGTATCATTTTTGTACCTTACTTGATGGCACAATCAATCTCAATCATCTCTGAAGCAACATTTGCTCCTAGAATGTTATTAAGATCAAGATATGCTGTAACTGAAGTAGGTTGGTTCCCACAAAAGCAGTTTATGACTATCAGAGTTAAAGACGATGCAGTATTATTAAACTAATACTAAATTAGATATATTAAAAGAGAGAGACTATAAGAGCTCTCTCTTTTTTTGTACATATATTTCTCTCATAATAACAAATCTCATATATTAATATTAATATATAAATCATGAATATAATGAATTGTACTAAATTCCTAGAGAGTAAAAAGAAATTCCCAAATATTAAAAAGTTAGAACATGATGGGTTTAATATTATGATAGGAAAAGATGCAGAATCTAATGATCATTTAACATTTAATATGGCAGAAGATAACGACTTATGGTTCCACGTCAAAGGTTCACCAGGAAGTCATGTTGTTTTAAAAATTAATGATAAATTACCAATTGAAACTGTGGTCAAATTTGTTGCAGAACTTGCTAAGAAAAATAGTAAAGCAAAAAACACCGAAGGTGCACATGTGGTATACTGCAAAAGAAAGTTTGTTAAAAAAAATAAAGGTATGAATGCTGGTCAAGTTAAAGTAGATTATAAAAATGCACAGACTATCATTATTTAAAAATAATATATATTCATAACAAAATTAATTATAGAAATGGGAACAGAACCAAGGATTAAATTTTCAGAAGAACTACTAAGAGTTCTAGGTGCTTTAGAAGCCGATAATAACTACATAGCATTCGAAATGTCATATATGGCAGAACCAGCATCATATTACTTCAATGGGTTAAATATAACACACATTGATGTAGGTAAAGATTGGACATTTAAAGTTACTATACATGGCAAAGAACACATGATGAAGATTGGTAAATTTTTAAGATTCTACTTCAAAGGTTACTTTGATAGTCCAGAAATCACAAGCTTTGGATATGCATATAATAAATTGAAAAATGATCCAAAAGCAAGTAAAAGCCAAGAAGTCGAAATCGAGGAATTTGTATACAAACCAAAAGACCCAAGATCAACTTTCATATCATTAGTAACAAAAACTTATCCATATGGACACGAAGCAGAAGTATTAAAATTCTTACCACCAGGTTTAGAAAAAGATAAACATGATAATTATTTCCAAATAATAGGTGATAATAAAAAACCATCTACTTGTTTTGCAAGTCACTTAGATACTGTAGATAGAAAACAAAGTGATGTTGTTTTAATGACAAGAGAAGAAGAGGGTGATGAAATCATTTATACTGATGGTTCTACAATATTGGGCGCCGATGATAAATCAGGTACAACAATTATGTTATATATGATGGCACATAACATACCAGGTCTTTATTATTTCTTCATTGGAGAAGAGAGAGGAACAATTGGTTCCGGTGCAGTATGTGGTGATATTGGTAATTTAGATTATATGGAAAATGTTAAGAAAATTATTTCGTTTGATAGAAGAAAGACAACCTCAGTTATAACAAAACAACACGGTAGAACATGTTGTTCTGATGTATTCTGTGAGGCATTATGTAAAGAATATAGAAAGGGTGGTGTATTTTATAAAGCCGACCCAACAGGAGTTTTCACAGATTCAGCAGCTTTCATAGATGATATACCAGAAGGTACAAACCTTTCCGTTGGATACTTAAAAGAACACACAACAAAAGAGAGTCAGAATATGACATTCTTAATAAAAATGTGCGAAGCATCAATACTCGTTGATTGGGAAAAATTACCAGTTGCTAGAAAAACAGGTATAAATACTGAAATTCTTAAAAAACACAAAAGTTTCATAGATGAAATTAAAAAAACAAATTTCAATATAGAAGTTAAAATTGTTGGTTTTGAAGATGACATATTCGTAAGAATTGATACTGATTTTGGCGACATTAAGACCATATATACAACATTAAGCAGAATAAAAGGTCTTTTAAAGAAGCACAAAATGAGAGATCATATAACAATAAGTAGATCTTATATAAAAATAGAAATGAAATAAAATGAAAATTAGAGATTATATAAAATTTATAAACGAAGACAGAATAGGGTTTGATGATATTGATGGTTTCCGTGAAGAACAAGAAGAATTCTTAAATGGTAATAATGATGATATAAACAATAGAGAGGATGATTATGCTTATTTAAATGATGAGTTAGATAAACTAAACAGAGAAACAGATAATAGACAGAAAACTTATAAAACCTATGACGACTGGGCAGAAGAGGATGAAGAGGATGTGGATGAAGAAGAATTAAGATACTTCAGAAGACATCACAAAGAAGAAGAGGAAGAAGAAGAATTTTATGGCAATGAAGATGAAGATAGTGAAACAATGTCTGACCTAATTGGACTACTATTACAGATGTTTCCAAAATCCGTAGATGTTAATATAGAAGGAACACCAGAAGAAATTACTATGTATTTCCCTATGAGATATTATGGATCAACTTTAACTGATATAATTAAAATATTTGAAGTTTTAAATAAATTAAGTAAAGATGTATTACCAGAATTTGATGATTATGTTGATATGTATTTCAGAAAGGGTAAGAATAACATAGTGATAACTTTCTCAAATAGAGATTACTATAGAAATTCAGGCAATATCAACTATGATAACTCAGGTAGAAATTTTAATGCATTTTAATTTAAACTTATTTTGATTTCTGGAATATTATATATATATTTGTAAACAATTAAATATGGGGGTGTTTTAGAATAGATTCGCAGATTGGTTGTAATTATGCAAGTATCGGATTGTTAATTAACCGATTCATAAATTAAATAACATATTTTTAAACGGCAACGTTAATGAAGTAGGATCACGTGAAGATTTAGTAGCGTCTCTACAAAACAATTTGCTTTTCACAGAAGAGCTTGAAACTGTTTAAGTTTCTAAACTTCTTGACCAGAATCACACCGGTTTAAAAAATGTGAAATTTATTTTTTCTATTTTTTAGAATTTGTCAAAAAAATTAGATATTTTGTTAATTTCGAAAAATTGACTAAACTTGTAAATGAATAGTTATTATTAACTGAGGAAGACACGGGGAGCAGTACCTCGTCATCTCCACAAAAGAAAAAACCACTTAATTGTGGTTTTTTTATTTTTAAACATATTACCAATACACAATATAATTATTATTATGATAAACGAATTTAAAGGTAGGTGGTTTTTCTTATCGAATTTCTACCCGTGTGAAATAACACACCAAGGAATAACATACAAGACTGTAGAAGCATATTATGTCGCTATGAAAGTTAATGATGAACAATTAATCAACGGTAAATATTATACACCTGGTGATTTCCGTGAAATGATAGCTTTAATACCAGAACCGGGCATCACTAAAAAAATAGGACAAAAAGTCAAATTAAGAAAAGACTGGGACACATATAAACTAGAAGTTATGAATTGGGGTGTTCGTGAAAAATTCAAATACCCAAAATTAGCAGAGAAATTAATCGACACCGGTGATGAAGAATTAATCGAAGGTAACTGGTGGCATGATAATTTTTATGGATCTTGCACCTGTACTAAATGTGCTAATAAAGGTCGCAATGAATTGGGTAAAATATTAATGAATGTTCGTGATGATTTCAAATAGTCCAACCTTTGTGAGTTCTTCTCTTCCCACTCGCAACTAAACAAAGTTTGCTATTACTTAAATTATTCTTTATACAAAATAATTTCATATTAGTGAATGTTATTACCTCACCTTCTGGGCTAATCATCGTATAAGTTTTTTGATTATGTTCAATTGAACCCCTAATAGTATTATCTGATGGTTTTTTACCTCTATTCAATTCCGACAATTTCTTTTTCGTAGCATCGGACATTTTTTTACCTTTATGAGATTCCGATAATTTCCTTTTCGTAGCATCGGATGCTTTTTTACCTTTATTAGATTCTGATATTTTCCTTTTTGTTTCTTCAGACAATCTTCTATTTTTACCACCAGTTACCAAATTATAACCATTAGGTGATAATGAGTTATAAAAATTAATATAATAAATTTCTTTCTCGTTCAACTCTTCTATATTTTCTGCTTTATCTATTTCCTCAATAAAAAAAATCTCTTTACCATACTTATTTATTGAATTTGTTATAGCCATCCCATTTCTTTTTAAAGTACACTGCCATAAATGTCTACTCCACCTTTTTTCAAGAGAACCTACAGTTTGTCCAATATAAACTTTATCATTTATATTATTTGTTATTTTATATATTACCATATTTTATATATTAAAATAATTTATCTACCCAGTAATTTCCAATCTTAATTTATAGATAATTAGAAGCTATACTTACATAAAACTGTTTTGTATTTTAATATATATTCTATATGAAAAATAATAGAGTATTAAATATATCTAATAATGTTTTGAAATTTTTAGAAGAAAGTGAAATTAGCAACTGGGAAGATTTCAAGAAAATGGGTAAATTTGATTATGACATAATAGATAATCTAATCTTACATGAAGCAAAAGATAGTGATGAAGTTGATGAAATAAAATTCATTATAAGAATAAGATTATCGAATAAAAACCAACTTGAAACATATTTGAAAGAACTAGAATATAAAGAAGAATACGAAAGATGTCAAATTATCATAAAAGAGATGAAAAACCTACTTTAATATCTGATCTATCTTTATATCTCTAACTACTTGAATTTGTGGATTCTCATCATTAATAATATGTATAATAGCCGAATTACCAACATCATAAGAAAATTCAAATTCCGCAACCAATTTTGGCATAATACCATCAATCAATTGAAAATCAATATTCCTAATATTTATAATTATATCATTACATAAGTGTATTTTATAATCACATGAATGATTCAAGAAATATGTTTTCTCGTATAAAGAACCAATTATTTCTATATATTTATTAAAAGAATTTAAACTAACATCAGCCACAGGTTTAAAACTTTCTTTAATATAAATAGAATTGTGTATTTTTGGTGGTATTATAACATTCTTAAAATCTCTATTTGATAAGATATCATCAATATTTAAATCTATTTCGTATGTATAACCGATTCCTTCTCCCTCATCATCCAACTTTTTAAAAATTTTATCATAAATAAGATTCAACATCTCAATTCTAAATTGGTTTTTTACTCCAACTTCGAAATCACCAAATTCTAAATCTCTATAATGTGCTTGGTTTTCATAAGCCATGCTAACTGAACACCTTTCAAAATTAGTAAGATATTCATCAACTATAAATAGTTTATCATCTATACCATTTATTAAGAAATCTTTTTCAAATTTTATATTATTTAATTCCATAGAAGAAGTTCACCGGTTTCTGGGTCATAGTTCATTATCAATAACTCAATACCTTTGGCACTAACAACATCAGAATCTTTCTTAGAGGATGAGTTGTTACCACCTTGTGCAGAACTTCTAAAAACTTCCTTCTCTACCCAGATATATTTATCTTTAGGTAATAGTTCTTCCAATAATGGGAAGTAGTAATAGGAAAGTGACCATCTAGATTTTGTTTTTTTAAGTTGTTCTAAAAGTCTCCTGTGTGAAGCGGGTCCAAAAACACCATCAGTATCTGAACCATACCAAAATAATCTTCTAGCATCATCTACACCCTTTGATTCATCAAATCTAGCATAAGGAGGATCTAAATAAAAGAAGGTATCTTCTGCATCATACTTATTTATTAGTTCCTCAAAATCAATACTATAGAATTCTGTAATTGATTCTAGCTTTGAGTTATATTTACCACTTTTAAGTTTATCAATTAAAACTTCTAACTTTAATCGATTTTTTGATTTATCATATCCTGAGAAACCACCACCTCTTGGATAAACAGCACTAAAAGAAGATGTTATAAGGAAGGCATATATAGAAGCTTTTGCAAAGTCACCTATTTCAAAATCAACATTGTCTAAAAAATCATTTCTTTGATATTCTTTATAGATTCCTTTATAAAAGTCCCATTTTTCTAATGGGTCTATTTTATCCGTTTTTAAGATAGTTTCTTTTAAATTTTCAAGAAACAGTATGAATTTATCAGGACTCTTACAGCACTTAAATAAATTAACCTGGTGATGATTTTTATCATTATATATCACTCTATCAAATTTTAGATTTGGGTCGTCCATATACGTCCCCATTGCACCAGAAAAAGGTTCCACATATGTTGTAATACCACTTTTAGGTATTCTTATATTTATAAAGTCTCTAAATTTTTTAGAACTCTTACCACCAAAGTATGCTGTTAAACTCATATTACTATATTTTTTCTTTTATATACTCATCTTTCATATAAGTTTTATATTTAAATAAAATTTCGTTTGATTCTGTAACCATTTTATTACCTTTTTTATTATTGACTAACTTACATAAAGGTCTTAGATTCTCCAAAGAATTAACCACACTAGGTGGGGTTTCGGGTTTAAAAGCAGATACAGGTATTATATGGTCTATTTGCCAATAATCACCATAATTATCCCAACACATACAAGAAGTAAATAAAGATTCTATGTGTTCTTTTAGTTCTATATGTGAATATTTTAATAAATTTAAAGTACTATCAGACTTTTTAATATTTTTGCGATTTAAATAGTTTCGTAGTAAATTACGCCAAGTGTGTATATGTATATTTTTCTTATATGAATCTTTATAATATGAACTCATGTCCCTTTTTCGCCTACTGTTAACCACCTGATTAGTTCTACATGCCCTACAAACTCTCTTATACCTACCATTCACATTTAAAATATAATTCTCTATACTTTTTTTACTACCACAATTAGAACATATTATATAACCTTTCTTCACTATATCATCATTTATTAAATCATATTTAACCCTTACTGTTTTTCTTTGTTTTTCTGTATTATTGAAATTTGCATCACCATATTTATCTAGATTTGTTAATTTATTCTTAAACTGTGAACATGTATTCGAACAGGAATATATACCATATTTCTCAATATTTTTATTATATTTTTGATAACTTATTTCCTTGTTACTCCCACATATATCACATTTAACATTTATTTTTAAATTAGAGGAAAAACTTAAATCACAGACAGGTATATTTATTTTTTTATTATATGTAACCTCATAACCAAGTGATTCGTAGTGATATATATTTAAATAGTTGATGGTTACTTTAATATATTTTGTCAATATCATAAACATTAATTATTTTTTTCATATATATTATATATTAAAAAATGTTACTTCCTTATGGAAAAATATGAAGAAATTAAAAAAAAGTACAACTCTAATAAAACATTTGTACAGATATCAAAAGATTTACACATAAAAATAAAAGAACACTGTTTGAGTAAGAATATTAAAATAAAAGATTTTTTAGAAAATGCCATTAGAGATAAGTTATAAATCAGAATGAATTATGACCCAGAAACAGGAGAAAAAATTAAAAGATAAAAAAAGATTATTATATGAAAATACAATTGATAGATAGAAACGAAGAAATGTGTAAACAGTGGGAATTATACTTTCAAGATTGTGAAGATGTTGTAGTACATCACGGAGATTTTTTCTCACAACCAACAGATTGTGTGGTCTCACCTGCCAACTCATTCGGTTTTATGGATGGTGGTTTAGATTATACCATCTCAATGAAATTAGGTTGGCATGTACAAAATAAACTACAACAACAGATTTATAAAACTGAAATGGGAGAATTGCTTGTTGGTCAAGCATTACTCGTCGAAACTAATGATGTTGAAATACCATATCTAATATCAGCACCAACAATGAGAGTACCACTTATCGTTAAAGAAACTGCAAATGTTTACTTAGCAACAAAGGCTATTCTTAATTTATTGAAGAAAGAATCGAATATTATTAAAACTGTAACTATTAGTGGTTTAGGTACAGGTGTTGGTCAATTACCATGATATTTGTGCACTACAAATGAGACAAGCATATGATGATGTTATATCTAAAGACTTCCCATCATCTTGGCATGATTCATCAGTAAAGCATCATCTCTTATTCAAAAAGTAATATTTTTCAATTCCTTTTAATATTTCATCAGTAAAATCTACACCAATTTCTTCGTAGAACCATTTTAACCTATCATAGATAATATTATCACCCCTAACTATATCCACATCATTAAATAATTCTATTAAAGTTTCCCTATCATCTCTTTCAATAAAACAACTAACTACACTATAAATCGGATTATCATTACAAGAAAAACCACGACCAACATTAGTAGGACAAAACTCAAGTGAAGTCAAGTTATTATAACCACAATGAAAACCACCACCAACATGAGTAGGGCAACCCTCTAGTGAGGTCAAACTGTTTTCATTACAATGAAAATTACCACTTACATGAGTAGGACAAAACTCAAGTGAAGTCAAGTCATTACTATGACAATAAAAAGCACTATTAACTTTCCCAAATTTAAGCGGAAGTTTAGTTAGATTTTGATGTGATAAATTAACAACATCATCAACATCAATACTCATGTCTTGATTTATAGTATAGTTAGTTATAGCATATTTTACACATATAGCTTCTATACTTTCTCGGCTTTCAAATATTTTAAATTCATTTAAATATTTCATCATTTAGGTTTTTAATTTTGCTTTAACTATTTTATCAAAATAGAGTATGATATATATTAATTTTAAAATATATCATTTCAATAGGTATTTAGAAAATTAATATATAACCAAAAGTTATCTATAAATAAATGTCTAACCATAAAAACCTAATATTCTTCAATAAAGAGGGAGATTATCTAAACTTCAATTATAGCGATTCAAATGATATGTTTGAAGGTGATATTCTCTTCCATGAGAACACCAGTGATACATTCAAAACATATGGTATTTATATGTTAGAGAAGATACCATCTTTCGAATATGAATTACCAGGTGAACTAACTACTAAAAAGTTCCAATTATTTAATGAGTATGGAATAAACTTCTATAACTCAAAATATACACAGGAAAAAATAACACAGATAGCACCAGTAAACAATGATCCGAATTTTTATTCAAAATGGATATATGGTGATAATTTTGAAGTTAAATTCCCTATTGGAACACTAATATCATTCGATATTAGTTTCTTAGAATTCACTAATAGTGATAAGACATACACAGTCGTATCAAGTAAGAAAAATGCGATTATGATAATTTCACAAATAGATAATAACACATTCGAAGATAATTATCAAAGTATTTATATCAACCCAAATAATTACACAAATCAAACAATATCAGGTGTAAATGCTATTGGTGTATATGATTACATTGACTTAGATTCATATATTGAGAATTTATCAGATTGGAATGAACCAGAATTTTATAGTAATTTATTTAATGGTAAAAAATTGAATATAATAAATTCATTATCAAATAATACAACAGTAACTATTAATAATTATAACCTACTTGATATAAATCATTTTGAATATCACTTAGAAAATACTGAATTACCAAGTGATAGTGATTTAATAATTGAAGTTATAACTAAGACAGATTTACCAAAAATATACGATAACTATATAAATATAGATAATAATTCTAATATTGAGGTGAACCCAAGTTATTACCCTGAGATATTAAAACCAGGGATAGAATTCAAAATAATAGGTTCTACTTTAAATGATGATATATTCTTCACAGTCGATTCTATGTTAGAATGGAATACTATCTACAACACAACATATTTTGCTACACAATCACAAGTTTTATATGATAGTAAAATTTATGAATGTATAACAGGATATACACAGAGTTTTGGTACACAATCAACACAATTTACAACACCTGCTAATGACACAATAAACTGGTCACCGACACCATCATATATCAAAGTCACACAATCAACAAATACTGAAAATATATACAATGGTCAATTATATTTAACAACGAATAAATTTTATTTTTTACAAGAATGGAGAGAATCTGATATAGTAACACTATCAAGTGCCGCAGAAAAATATAAAGATGATTTAGAAATATTCAATATCGATTTACAATTTGATAATGATATAAATTTATTGAAATCAGATTTAAAATATCCTAATAAATACGCAAATGTTAATTATTATTTTGATACATTAGGTGCTTCATATTCAATTGGATCAGAAATTGTTAAAGTTGAAAAGATAATTGGGGTAGAAGAAGAATTAGAATACGAACTAAATAAAGATATATCAGAAAATTTTGAATACAATATAGTATTCACTGATATTGATGAGTATGGTATAAAGGTTATTATAAATGATATGGTTTATGATGAAGAAGTATCATGGGTTTATAATGGTTCTAATATAGACATGACAAGAACTATAGACAAGACTTTAAGAAACTGGCTAAGCCGAAACTATATAACATTATATAGACTTGGGTTAAATACTGAAATTCAATACACTGGTAATTACACATCCGTGTTTAACAACTCAATAAAAATAACAACTGAGTTCCCTAATGTGCCAATAAAATTAAATGATGTATTAGTCGGCTCAACTGCAAATTTCTATGTAGAACATTCAACTGTTCTATTCTCAGAGATTGGGCCATATTTAAACATACAAATAAATGATACTGATTATGGAGTAACTGCGAGTTACACAACAGGGACAAATGTTACAGACACAACACAAACTATAACTAAATGGGTAAATACTTATTCCGAAATTCTATTAGAATACGGAATATTAGTTTCTAACATCAATGATTTATTAGAATTTAACTTTAAGAATCTTGATTCAAGATTAGACTACACAATAACAACAAATTTAGTAGATTTACCAGGATTAGATGGTCATATCATAACTGAAAGTTTAAAAGGAAACCACGGGGCATTAATCGCCTCAAATGAAGTTGTTTTGCCTGGATTAGGAGAATCACCGAATAATTTATTACCAGGACAAACTTCATCAATAGAACCCGCTTCAGCTTTCACCGAACAAGGATTCGCAACAGGTATGGTATTTTCAATAAACAATTCTGAATGGACTTGGGTAAACCAAGAATATAATATACAATACATCGATGAGGGTTGTTTGAATCTAAGTTATGAAGGTCCATTTTGGGGATTAACAAGTGCTATCTGCACAACTTCACCATTCACAACTATATCATTTGATAGTGGATTTGAGATTTCTGCATGTACTGGTTCAACATCTGGTGGTTATAGCACTGTTATGTTTAGTTCAGCATTTAATACTGGATATAACACGACTTCTTATACAACTAATCAATTTAATTTAAGTGGTTATGAAGGTTCCGATAACTTCATCGACATCAAATACATACAGTTAACTAATAAAATATACGTATTAGGTGACGGGTTATTAACGATTGATGCTTATACTTCAAATTATATGGAAACAATACCCGGACTAACACAAAGTATTAAAATGGAATTCAATGAAGTAAACAATTATTTATATTGCTTATCTAACGATTATCTATACACAATAGACCCATTAACCAATACAATACTAAACACAACAACCTTAAATGGTAACGGATATGATTTACAAATAAACTCTATAAATGGTGATATCTATATATCATATGATGATGTTGCACAAATAGACATATTACCATATAATGATTTTACAATATACACAACAATACTAACATACGGAACTAGAGGTGGTAAAATGATTTTTAACACCCAAAATGAAACTATGTATATAACAACAGATGCAGACACTATACTAACTATTGATTCAGATAGAAATATAGAGACTATAATATCAGTAACAAATCTTGAGTACACTAATATATTCTTTGAGGATATAAATAACTCAATATTCGTGTATAATACAACACAACTACTTAGAATCGACAATGATTATGATATAGAATTATTATCAATATCAACTGGATCATTCAATGAAATATTATATAATAATTTAACAAATGAATTAAACATATCAGATTCATCAAATAATATATCAAGTTATGATATATCAACCGAAGTTATAACACCAAAAATAATAGGTAACTTTGGTTATTTAGAGATAAATCAATATGATGGTAATATATACCTATCATCAAATTTAACAGATTCAATATTAACATTGAACTCAACTACAAAATCAATATTAAACAACACTACATTAACATCAGGTTCTACTAAGTTGGTTTATAACCCACAAAGAAAATCTATTTGGAGTATTCAACCAGATATAAATTCAATCGTAGAGATAGAAGTTAGCATAGAAACTACAATAACATCTGAAACAATAGAATATGACAATGTTGATGATAATGCATTTGGTACTTTAGATCCAAATTATGAAACTAGAGAAAGTCTATGGTTAAAATCAAGAGAATATATCAGACAACCTAGAGAAAATTATGAAGATGAGGTAGAAGTAAAATATTATTGGAGATGGTTAACTGATGAAACTCCTGAATTTTTCTTATATGATTTCTCTGGAGAACAATTAACAACTTCTGGTTCTTATTCATACATTGGTGAAAAGCCATTATCGGATATTGTTTTAAATACTAAACCAAATAGAGATGTAAATCGTGTTACTCTACCACAATATCAACAAACAATTTTTGATGAGATAGAATATACACTACCTTTTATAGATGATAGTGATGAGATAACATCTAATGTAGAACCATTACAATTATTCATAGGATTCAAATCTACTGAAGAGGGTGCACTGAGCTCAAAATTACAATTATTCAAAAAAGAAGATATATCATTTGATATCGACTCTGATGAATATACTAACATAGTATTAGATACACTAGATGATGGTGGTATCACAATAACAATAAATGAAAACTCACCAGAAATATTCACACACAGAGGTCTAAAAAAAGAACAACTTATAGTGATATATCTAAGTGATATAACAAACAATGAAAATCAATATACATCAGATAACACATCTTCAATATTTAAAATACGCAATGTGTTTACTAATCAATTAATATTAGATTTCATATCAGAAACAGACTCAATTACAAATGAGGAGACAACTATAATAGGTTATCCTTCTTCTGGCGATACAACATATTTGAGATTTTCTTTGAAAGTTTCAGATAAACAAATTGGTGATTTTACTACTTATGGACAAACAGAAGACGAGGATGAAAGATTCAAAATTGAACTTGGTAATATTGGGAAATTAATAAACCCTGATGAAGTATTCATATTCAAAGAGTATGATATTCTAGAAGGTGGTATTGATTGGAAAATATTAAATAGAAAACGTAAAGAAATGTTAATGATGAAGCATTTAATATACCCATACATCGGTGCTTATAAATCAGTAATAAATGCTATTAACTATTTTGGATATAATGATTTACAATTAAATGAGTATTATGAAAATACTGATAGTGGTTCAGTAAATTTCTCCAAACTATTCAAGGTTGAGATTCCAGACATCTTTGATAATTCAGTAGATGGTTGGGAAGAAAATGATTTCATTGAAAATACTTACCCAAATGAGAATTTTGAACACACTAATCTTTTCAATTTGACATATTTCATAACTGATAAAGATGGTAGTAATATCTTAAACTACACTTTAGATGAGATAATAATAAAACTACAAGGGCTAAAATTTTGGTTGAAGAGAAATATAATTCCATTAACACATAAAATTTTAGATATTACCGGTGAATCATTTGTTAAAAATGGACATTATATACAACATAGATTACACGATGTTAGATATTTTAATATTAATCAAAATATGACACCTATAACATTTAAGATGAATGAAACTTATTTATCACCAGTAAATTCTGGGTCACCAGTTTATACTTGTGCTATTGATTTTTATTCAATAATTCCAGATGTTGGTACAGAAGACTATTACGTAGAGAAGCCAAAACCATACAACGACACAACATTAGAATTACCAGATAGCTTTGATATTAAAATAAGAACTTATAAAACACAAAAAGAATGGGAACCATTTACTACTTATTCAATTGGTGATAACATCAAATATTACGATAAGTTATACGAATCTTCAATCGATTTAAATAGGATTAATAGCCCTCGTAAATATGAAGAATCACAAGAATGGTCAACAAATACAACCTATCAGACTGCAACTATTGTAGAATACGAAAGAGATTACTTTGTATATAAAGGATCAACCGCTTCTCAATCAAATACTACACCAATTAATGATTCTATAAATTGGTTAAAGATAACAGAATGGAAAGAGATTGATTACAGACCAGTTCAAACTATTTCAGAATTTAGAAATAGTGAGAATTTAACACCATTCACATTTACTATTGATACAAATCTAGACCCATTTCTAGTAATAGAAGTGACATCAGATAATGGATATGGTGAAATCTATACTGATAGAAAAAATTATGAACTCAGATCATCAAATGATTTTGGAATAATGTCGCTAAGTGAGGTAACTGGGTTACCAAAACTATCAACTAACTTATAAAAAGAAAGGGAAGTAAAATTAATTACTTCCCTTTTTATACACTATAGAATTACTCTGATTTAGCTTCTACAACAATTGCCTCAGCTACTTCAGCTGGTTCAAAAACTACACCTTCTTCAAAAGTGAAAACCCAATCTTGAATTTCAGTTGCTAAATTCTTACCCGCTACATCGTAATAATTGAATATCTTACTAATAAGACCAATTCTTGTTAAAACTTGTGCGAATAGGTATGAACTCTTACCTAAACCTTTAACTTTATACTTAGAAATTAAATGATAGATATAAGTAATTTCTGTAGCATCAACTGGGAATGGGATTAAATCTTCATCATTTCCATATTTAGATAACTCTTTCATATTACCCATTAAGTCAGTTAACTCAATGGCGTAAAATATAGTATTTACATCATATTCCATTTTAGTAATCAGTAAATCGGTTAAGAATTTATACTGATGTCTATTCATGAAGAAATTATATTTAGTATCAGTTAGAATTAGAATAAATTCTTTCCACAATGCTTGTGCATTTTTATACATCTCATCTTTTTCTTCTTCTGTTTTTCCTTTACCATCAGTTTTCATATATTCTTCAATCTCGACCAATTTATCATCTAATTTAGATTCGAAATCTACACTTAATATATTAAAATCAATATCATTTTCAGTGAAATTAACTTCTGGTTTAACTACATTTGTTTCTACTTTATTCATTTTATTTTATTTTATTTTTTATTAACTTTTTATGCTATAAATTCACCACCATCTGCATCATCTTTTTGTTCTTGATACAACTCTTCAACCTTATTTGCTCTAGCAACTTTTTCAACACCATACTTATTAACAATTGATGAAAAAGTATTCAAATCTGTTTTAATGATTTTAATTTTACCAGTATCAATATTCGGATGAATCTTATCTATTTCTTGCTCAAATAAAATAACTATTGATTCTTCATCATACATATTCATCAAATCCTCATTTATTATAATCTTTATTTGCTTATCTAAAACAAACTCCATATCTTCCGATAATTTAGTTAATTTTATTAAAGTCTTTTGTTTACTATCACCAATAAATTGAAATTTAATTGGTGTTGGAAATACCTTTTTACTAAAAGTGTCCATAAAATCTGTTACTGTGTCTTTCGACAATTCGTAAAATCTATCCATAAGTTTAATTGTTTTTATATTATAAAAATTAATATTTAAAAGTTTATTAAAAGTGCGATTAATAATGCGGTAATTGATAACACTATAGCCGGTATAACTATATAATATAACTGATTATAAAATCGTTGACTCTTAAATAATGAAAACCCAAAAACTAATAAATATGAAAATTTACTAACTTTATCCATTTTATAAAATGTGAATAATTCATTTAACCCTTTAGATGATAAATAATTACTAATTTCAGTGCTATATTGCTTAATGAAACTTTCAGAAATTCTATCAATATCCGATTTCTTCAAAGAGTATGATTCTCCCACTATATCCTCTGGTACATTTATAACAGTATATAACCTATCTGCTTTATCTATTCGTATATTAAATTTACTTCCTAATTCGAATTTGTTTTTTCTAATAATTTTCTTATAACTATTAAAAAGTTTTATTTTTTTTAAAATTGACATTCTCATACATATTATATTATATACAATTAATTTGTTTATATTTAGATACCAAGAAATGATGAACCTGTGAAAGAATTGATGATTTAGACGAAGTACTACGTCAAGCTCGATACATTTTCATCTTATCAGTATTAAATATAGTGTGTAAAGAGGAAAGTAAACTTTATTATTTTGACACTCCATATCAATCAAGTATGAGATATGATGGTGTAATGAAAAAAGATGGAGTTATATACATTTTAGATGAAGACGGAGACTATAAAGAAGTATTATTTTGGAGATTTTTTACCTATTATTTTAAATGGTTTTGCTTCTTCATCTTCAGCATCAGCACTCATACCTAACATTTTGGAATCTAGACTTGTAGTTGACTTATCTATATTAGATAATAATCTAATAACCTCATCTAACTTAGAATCCATTGATGAATCTTTAATCTTTTTACCGATACTTAATCTATCACTAATTGATGTTGGTATTTTCCTATCAACATCACTAAATGATCCTCTATTAGATTCAACATTAGGGTTGATTAGTTGATTGGTCAATCCACCCAAGCCTCTGAAATCAGATACATTCAATACCCTCATAGCAGAACCTAATTTTATCAATGATGTCGCTAATTTATCATACCCTTCTGCCAAAGTAATCATTCGTCTAGCAACTTTAGAAATAGGGTCTTCGATGAAAAAACTACCAAAACCTTTTAATTTTTTATTATTTTCTAATTCTGATTCTGTTAATTTATTAACCAATGAATTGAAATCAATAATGTTTTGAGCAACATTTTTCATATAATTTGGGTCAATAACTGTATCTAAATATTGTTTCCCTGAGAAGAATATCTTAGCAACACTTACTATACTTTTAGCAATATATTTTGTCTTATCTACACCAATTAATAAATCTTTCACACCTTTATTTTTAAGCGCTTTTAATAATTTTGTAAATTTCCAAATTACACCACTTGGTGAAATAACCTTTTCAAAATTATCATTAATAAGTTTAGAACCCAAATATCTCTTTCCTCTATAAAATGTTTTAGCAACATCTATTATACTATCAGCTAAGAATCGAACTAATGTAGCACCCCCATCATCATATATTCTCTCAACCTTATTAGTCAATCTTATAAATTTTATTATAATACCATTTTTATGAATTAAGGTTTCGAAACCTTCACTAGCACCACCACCCGCTTCTAAATATTTTTTACCTGAATAGAAAGTTTTAGCAACACCAACTAAACTATCAACGACTATATTGAGTTTGTAAGCACTGAATGATTTACCCTTTTCACCATCTTTATACATAGAAGCAATTTTATTAACTAAAGTTATGTATTTAATTATAATACCATCTGAAGAAGTACTCAATACATATTTAGAGAAATTTTTTAACGATTTACCACTTTCAAATGATTTAGTATTTTTACCTACTTTTTTAGCAACACGTATCATCGAATTGAAAACTGCATCAAATTTTTCAATATGACTATCTTTCAATTCACGATCCTCAAATGACTCAACTACATCAAAGAATTTATTTAATGCCGAACCAACATTCTTAGACCATACCGCCGTTGGGTAAACACCCCAATCGACCCCAGATATTTTTTTTGCCGCACCAGCCATAGCACCAGAAACTTTTATAATACCATCAGACATTTCTCTTATCACTTTATCACCACTTGATAGCCAACTTTTATTAGCCAAAGCATCAAAAACAGGAGTAAATGCACTAATTGCTGCACCAACACCCGCACCCCATTTTTTACTTGGGTAATCTTCACTAAATGTTGCTTTATTAGCAGCAAAAACATCTGCAGCTGCAACAATACCTTTAGAAACGGTCATAATACCCTGTGACATAGCTTCTGGACTATTATCATCTTGACTACTAAAGAATGAACTATCCGCAAGTGATGCATAAACAGGACCGAATGCACCAATGGCTAATCCAACACCCTTTGCCCACTCTTCAGGTGGAGCATCTTTAAAAGCAGCACTATTATTTGCAAAGAAACCAGCAGCAGTAATAATACCCTCACTAACAACCATAATAGCTTTTGCAAAATCATCTGGACCAACTCCACCATCAGTCAAGAAGCTCATAGCACTATTCCTAACTAACATCCCATAAACTGGTGAGAATGCACCTAACGCTATTGCTATTCCAGTTGCCCACTTTTCATCCGGCCCACCTTTATAAGTACCTTTTCTTAATGTGTATGAAACATCAACTATAGTCTCGGCTATATTTATAATCATTCCTTTCGCAGTTTCAAATGGATCAGTACCAGTAAAGAACTTAACAACTGATGCCGCCATTCCTATAGCACCCAATACTAATAAAATTGGTGTGAATGTAGCATATAACATAGTAGTAGCTAATGCCCATTTTCCCATACCATTTAATTTATAATCACCTTTCGCTAATTCATGTGAAAGTTCATTAACAGTCTCGGCTATACTAACCATCATTGGTAAACCTACTACAAATGCGATAGCACCAATTGGAGTCATTCCCATAACACCCAAAGCAACAATACCAACACCTAAAGGTAACATAGCAGAAATAACATCCAATGACCATAATACAGAAGGATATGTTTTATAACTACCCTCACTCAATATAGCAGCTACTTTAACAACAGTTTTAGCTATTTCTAAAATTATAAAATTACCAATAATTATACCAATTGCACCAATACCAGACATCGCAATTAAACCCAATGCGACTGCTGCCATTCCAAATGGTAATATAGCAGCGACCACACCTAGTGACCATAATACAGAAGGGTGATTACCCTCATAATCTCCTTCATTTAAAATATGTGAAGATGCCATTATAGCAATTGCTAATACTAAAATCATAACAGATCCTAATAACAAACTAAGACCACCATCAGCCATAGCAATATAACCAAATAAAACCATAGCAAGTCCAAATGGAATCAATGCTAAAGTAACACCTAGACACCATTCCCATTTAGGGTATTTATCATATTTACCAACTCCTAGAATATGTGAGGATATCATTATAGCAGTAGCAATTGCTATAATGGCAGCTCCACCTTTTAAAAGATCCCCATAATTCAACTTACCTAAAACCATCAATGGTATTGACATAATTAATGAAATTATAGCTAATGTAAATCCCAATAATACTATCTTAAACAATTTAGCGAAACCAATATCAGCAGTTTCTACCAAAATATGTGAAGATAACATAATAGCTATCGACATAACAGTGAACACAACAGGTAATTTTAATAAATCTTCCCATTTCATTTTCCCTATCTCTTTCATAAGAGGCATAATTGCATATGCTAATACTAAGAAAGTAACTGATATCCCTACTGATGTTAAGAATTGTTCTAAAGAAATAGGTGCCACATTAGATAAGAATTGTGAAGATAACATAATAGCAAGTGACATTGCAGGAAATAACACAGGTAACATAATCGCGGCAACTACTGCCACCTCAGGACTAATATCTTTAAGTGCTTTTATTATTTTATTTAAACCAAATGATAAAACAACAAATACACCACCTATAAATATAGCACTAATTAATTGTTCTGTACCAATAGGCTTAACCAATCTTAAAATATATGATGATAATGCAATACCTAATGATATTGCCGGTAAAATAAAAATTAATCCAATAGAAGCTTTTAAAACTTCACCCCATGACAAACCTTTAAATGATTGAATAACCTTACCCATAGTAGGCATTAATAACATAAATGCACCACCAATTAATATAGCAGTTAATAATTTCATAGGATTTACTGGCTTAACTAATGATAAGACCAATGATGATAATGTTAAAGCAACTGACATCATAACCATAACTATAGATGCTATACCTGCCCGTTTTATATCAACATCCAGTGATGCTATCGCTAAAAATGCTATTGATAAAATAGTTATTGCTAGTGCTAATGCTATAACTGATAAGAAATCAACTTTACCAACTAATTTAAATGCTAAACCAATAGCTAATACTGCTACTGCAATTAATAATATCACACCTAAACCATCTTTAATCTTATTCCCTTTCTTGGAATCAACTTCAATACCTTCGGTTTTCTTACCCTCTTTCCCTTTAGAAAGTGCGATTATAGTTTCCTGGTTCTTTAATATTTTCGTAGTATCACTTTTAATACCTTTAATATCAGCAGATATCTCTTCTAATTGTTTACCAAAATCACCACCTTTTAATGCATCACCAGTGGGAGAATTTGATTCTTCCTTACTGTTTAAAGCATCAACTAATGCGTCCAGTCCTATACCTATGTTACTTAATGCGTCTAATAATTTCTTATCCATAAAAAACTTTTATTTCATTAGTATATATAAAAATAAACATTTCTTTTATTAATATATAGATTAGTAATTATGAAAATAAAAGACTCTGTAAAATATTTATTAGGTAAATCATTAAAAGAAATTAAAATGACTAAAATTTTAAAAAAAATATCAAAAAAAGTAGAACTTTCTGAAAAAGAAAGCAGATTTCTAAATCTATATAATCAAACTAATTCAGATATAAAAAGAGATTATATGATGATATCTAAAAATACCGTATTTAAAAAAATTAAACTATTATTAGATATTGATAAAATAATAATTTGTGACTTAAATGATAGAAATGGTAGAATAGGTGAACTAATAACAGATATCAAAAATGATTTTGAAAGTGAGTCTTGTGAAGTAATTATGGTTGATAGTAACAAACATAAATTACACGATAGATATTTATATAATATAATATATAATACTAATAAAGATATTTATTCACTACAAGAACATGATGAATATTTTGAAAAAATAGAAGCTAAAAATGATTAAGAAATTTAAAGATTTTATAACAGAAGAAATATCAGGTACAGAATTAATCGGGCCAATGGGACCAGGTTATGGCGAAACAGGATTACAGAATAAAACAATCGATGGACATGACACCGCTTTAATATATTCTGAAATAGATGGTAACTTATATACAATTGATTTATATAATGACCTATATAACAATTATTTAAAAAGTGGTGGATCACCATTACAAGGTGGCTTCTGTCAAGAAAACATAGACATAATATTAAGTCAGACAAATGACTAATTTTGATATAAAAACAAAAATCAAAAAGAATGAGCAAATTAATAACATTAAACGGATTAAACGAAGAAGAATTACTTGAAAGTATTATAACAAGTGAAATCATAGTATATGAAGATATACAAGGTAGTAAAATATGGGTAAACTGGAATGGTTCAGAATTTACGATAAAACCAAAATCACTATCTAACACACCAATAAATTTAATCGATTTAGCTATGCAGAATTATTATAACCCTGCAATAAACTATTTTGAATCTTTAGATAATAGAGTTAAATCACTATTAAATAAATCATGGTGGTTCTGTTTTGAATATTTTCCAGATAATCAACCGGCAAATATTGAATACGATGAAGTACCAAAAAATAATTTAGTACTGACATCAATAAACAAGAATAAGAAGTATAGTTTTAACATAGATGAAATCAATGAATATTCTAGATTATTAGAGGTTGATATGATTCCAATTATTTACCTTGGCAAATTAACAGAAACTATGAAGGAAGCTATAAAATATTTCATAAATACATCCGAGAAGGATTTAGACTATATTTTTGGTGAGAAATCATTTTCTTTTTTCTTTTATAAAATATTAAACCCAAATATTGAAAGTTCATTCTTGATGGATGAAGAATTTCAAGATAATGTTGAGAAACTAATAATAAGGACAGTTGATGATGATATATCATTTGAGTTATTAAACCCATTATATAAAAAAATTGACAGTACTAACAATACTGACTTTGTTGAAATATATACATTAATTTTAATAAACTTCTTAAATTTCGCACAATCAATTTCACTAAAAGAAATTAAGATAAAAGGCGAGACTAAAGATGAAGCATATATTTATATAATCTCAAATTTATTCAATATTTACATATCTGAAATTAAAGAAGATTTAATAAATTTTGATTTTATTGTACCTGAATTTTTCGATAAAGAGAAATTCAAAATAAACACCGAGTTAATACCAAATAAACTAACAAAGGAATATATCGAAGAAGATTCTAAATTAGAATATATCTTCAAAGTAATTATCGGGTCATTTAAAAAGAAGAAGAAGAAGCCAATTGGTATCTTTACTGAAAACACCGTTAAATTATTTAATAAATTTGTAGAAGAAATAGATGGTGTATTAAATACCTATATTGGTAAATTACACGAAGTAGAATTAAATAAACAAGGTTTATTAGATTTCGGTGATTTCTTCGAAATAAATTTTGATACTGATGCTGATGGAAATGTCTACCCAGATGTTTATCAAGAATTCGACAAAAGTGGCGAAAATAAGAAGAAGAAAAAAGGTAAAGGTGGTTTTAAAGACATAGATTTGAAGAAATAATATCTTTTATTTCTTTAACATCTGTATCATATTTTATTATTACTAATTTAATATTATTATTTTTACAAAATTCCTTTTTAATATTATCCCTTTTTAATATTTTCGAAAAATATTTTTCACCTCCAAAAAACGGCACTGCTTTATAATGCTGTAAACCATTATATTCAATACAAATATTCAAAGATGGTATAAAAAAATCAAATCTTAATTTATTTATAAATTTACAATTATCAAATGTTTGTTCTATTTTAAATTCTATGTTCATATCTTGTAGTATTTTAGAAACTAACCTTTCACCATTTGAACTTTTACATTTTTTACACCCACTACCTAAAATATGTGAATGTATAGTCTGTGTGAACTCACCGTGAATAGGGCATATTATTATAGATTTACATTTTCGTCCTTTATAAATTAATAATGAATAATCATAATAATTATCATGTATTTCTCTTAGTCTTTTCTTTAATATTTCTTCATCAGTAATCCTATTTTCAGAATCACATTTCTTACATGGTATCTTTTGTCTTAGGTGGTTGTCCGGTTTTTGAACAAATATACCATGAATATGGCATATTAATATTATTTTTGTTTTATTATTTATATAATTTACTAATGAATAATCATATCTATTACCAAATTTACTTTTTGATTTTTCTATAAATTCTTCTTGTGTTACTCTGATATTATTATTTTTACATAATGCACATCCTTGTCCACTCAAATGATTATCTGGCCTTTGTAAAAAGATTCCATGTATTTTACAAATTATTTTAACTTTTGTCTTATTATTGATATAATATACTAATGAATAATCATATCTATCACCTTGTATTTTATTTGCATCGTTGATAAAATCTTTATTTGTTTTCTTTTTCATATATTTATATATTAAAATGAAAAAGTATAAAAAAGGTATAAAAATGATATTTTTATTTTAATATATAAAAACAAAACAGATATGGGAAATAAAACAAAAACACAGATATGCATAACAATCGATTCAAAATTACAAAATATTATGGATGATAAATTTGACAATAAATCAAAATATGTCGAATGGTTGATATATCAAGACATGAAAAAAAATGAAATTAAAGCAGTTGATAAAATCAACATATAAAGAAAGAAATATTTATGAAAACATTAATAAGGTATGCAGGTGGTAAAAGTAGGGCAATAAAACAAATAACACCGTTTGTGGAAGAATATGATAAAATAGTTTCTCCGTTCATCGGAGGTGGGTCGCTTGAGGTTCACTGGGCAGGGAATTTAAATAAAGAAGTCATCGGATATGATGTATTTGATGTTTTGGTTAATTTTTGGAATATTTTATTAGAAAACCCAATTGAATTATTTGAAGAACTGAAAAATATAAAACCAACAAAAGAAGAATTTATTAAAATTAAAGAAACTTTAATGTGTTTAGATAAAACACAAGAGATGTTAAAAGACTGGAATACAAATTACTATAAAAGAAATGATATTATAAAATTAGATAATATAAAATTAGCAGCTTATTATTACTTTAATCACAATTGCTCTTATGGACCGGGTTATCTAGGATGGGGTTCTAGTATCTATTTAAATGATAAAAAGTGGGAATCGATGATAGAGAAAATAAAAAAATTCAGATGTGATAATATATCTGTGAGACAGATGTCATTTGAAAAATCAATATTAGAACACCAAAATGATTTTTTATATTTAGACCCACCTTATTATTTAGATCAAGATCAAGATAATAAAATGCATAAAGGTATGTATCCTATGAAAAATATAGATGTACACCATTCCGGATTCAATCATGAATTATTAAGAGATTTATTATTAAAACATAATGGAGATTTTGTACTATCTTATAATAATTGTGAAACTATAAGAGAATATTATAAAGATTTTGAATTTTTTTACCCTGAATGGAGCTACTCGATGAGTAATGGTGAAAAAAGAATAGGTGCTAATAGAATTCAATTAAATAATAGTGAAATAGTTAAGAAATCACATGAGATTTTAATAGTTAAAAGATAAAATTAGAACAATCTATCTTTTATTTCCTGTATGGTTAAAGAGGTTCCAGATAAAAGACTATTTCTACTTTCACGTATATATTCTGGCCACTTATTACCAGCTTCTTGTAAATTCCATACCGGAAATTTATTATATTTATTTCTATAAAAACTTACATTTTCAATTTCTAATATCTTTCCAGATATAGAATTCTCAATGGTTATAATATCACCATTCATCAAACATAAATTGACTTCTATTATTGGGTTATAGTGGAAATATATCTCAACACTACTATCTAATAATAGTTGCTCTGTTATTAACACATGAATCCCATGTGTTCTATCAGAAGGTCTACCGGAATTACCAGAACTTCGATAAGAATTTATAGTAGACTTAATACCACCCTCACAATCAGAATACCCAATTTTAAATATCTCACCATCGACAACAATATAATAACATCTTCCATTTTTTTGTGTTAGTATAGAATTCTCAATACTTAAATCCCAACTTATATCCCAAAGTGGTTTATCATCTACATTATTATTTAAAGTTAAATCACAAACTTTTATAGGATTTACTAATTCGGATATTTTCATAGTTCTTTATTTAGTTTTTATATTAATTATTTACTAAAAACAAATATAGCTAAAAAATATATAATAAGCAAATATATTATAATTTAAATGAGAAGAAAATTACCAGAAGAAAAGAGAAAGAAAAAATCATCTATTTCAATAAATACTGAATTATTAGAAGTTTTCAAAATCTTTCTCAAAGGCAAAAATATTAAAAATGTTTCAAAATATATTGGGAATTTAATAAGAATCGATTTAGAAGAAAGAGGCGAAGATATAAAATCAGATTTTTAATAAAATATATAGATTGAAAGAATTACAATGTCTAAAATTACTATAAATTACACAGAATACGATATTGAAAGAATTACAAAACAAAAAAATTATATAGATTATAAAAAATTAAGAAAAAGAAAAATAAATAAGATTTTTAAATGATATTAAACGAGGGGAAAGCACAGATAGAGGAGAAGGATGATAATATTATAATTTCTAATGAATTAGCTAAAAAAATTACAAGTAAGAAATATTCATTACATTTCTTACCAGAAAGATTTGAAAAGTTAAGCAAACACAAGTTTGTTGAATTTAAAGGGAAAAAATTAAAAATAGATTACTTAATTGATATTACTAATAATCTAATCCTTAAATACTACTTTAAAAAAGAAAATAGATTTCCATTAAATGCGATAGTACTAAAAGATAAATATGGTTATTTATATAACTACTATATTAATTATCTTATAGAAATTAATGTTTTAATACTTAAACAAAATTATAAAAAAGGTAAAAATTCAAGAATCTATGCTTTAGATGAAAAAATATTTAGACAGAAAATAAAAAGATATAAAAATAGCGATTCTATACTTTTAAAGAAATTAAAGAAAAGAGTATTTAATACCTTTGATTTAACTGAGGATAAAACACATTTAATTAATAATAGTATCAAACAAAAACTAATATCTGATTTATTTGATGTGGATATAGATTTAGGTAGATCAATTTTCTTTTTAGATTCTTTAAAAGACGATGACATGGATATCTACAATAGAAATTTATATTCTGTTGATTCAATAAAACATAAACACATATTCTATCATTTTGATAATTATGGCAGAATGCATACAAATTTCACAATTTTAAGATCTTTCATACGTAAAAATTGTTTACTGATAGATGGTGAAGAAACTACTGAAATAGATATCGGGAATTCACAACCATTATTTTTAACTAAAATAATAAATGATTCAGAATCTAGTTGGGTAATCAAGGAAGAATTTGAAATGTTCAAAAATCTAACAAAACATAGCAATTATTATAAATTTCTAATGAATGAATTGGGTTTGAAAACTAAAAAAGAAGCTAAAACATTAACATATAAAGTTCTATTTGGAAAGAACGCAGGTAGAAGCAAAGATGATATACTATTCAAGAGTTTATTTCCAAGTATACACAAATTTATAGTTTTATATAAAAAAGAACACGGTGATTATAAAATACTATCACATAATCTCCAGCGAATGGAGTCGAATTTAATTTTTAACAAAATAATTAACAAAATAATTACATTATACCCTGATGTTAAAATGATTACAGTGCATGATAGTATCGTCTTTCAAAGAAAATACAATGAAGAAATCAATAATATATTCCAATCTGAATTATTATCAGAATTTAACTTTTAATATATAGATTATATGAACTTAACTGATCCTAGAATATCGTATATAATAATATCTTCTGAGAAGATAAATGATATAATGTCAATTCTTTGGGCAAAAGAATTTAAGGTTATCCCTATAAAAGGATTTTATAAAGGAGAATACGAAAATGCGATTATAGCCTACTCAGACATAGATAACGATGAACTTAGAAAAGAAATTCTTTTCATATTATCACATTTTAAAGAGAGAAGTGCAATTATTAAATATTTAGACGAGACAACTGCAAATGAAATATTTAATGATGGATCTGAGAAATTAATGGGTGTATTAATGTACAACACAGACGATGATAACAAATCTTATTTAATGAATGGTGTTTCCTTTTCTTTTATAGAAGAAAAAAGATATTGGTCACCAAAAGCAGTTGGTGATTTCAAAATCGGTATGATAGTTGAGTATTTAGATAAGAACAAATGGCTTAAACACGAAATCAAAGACCCTACACAAGAATATAATAATTTTTTGAAATTGTTTATGAAGTATGATAAGCTAAGGGTAATGTCTGTTAATTAACATTAAACCAAGCAAAATTATCTAACCAATCACTACTATATCCTAAATAATAATTATTTGGAGAATTATCAATAAGATAGATATTATTGTGTTCCATATCATTTCTTCTACATACAATAACTTTTTTAGAACTTACATTTTTATCATATATGAAAGTCAAGTGTGAGTAAAATGACATATATTTTTAAGCCTATCTATTGTCTGCATATTTGTTTAATTTCCCTATTTTTGGTTTTGAATTATTTATCATTCTCATAAAATTATCATCCGATAACGATGCTGCCTTTTTTAAAAAACCTATATTATTACTGTAATGTATTTGATCTACCACCTGTTTTATGTGGTATAAATGAAAACAATTTGAATCTAACTCAGTCCAATTCAAGAACTTTTTAATTTTCAATTCTTGATAATCATCTTCACCACCCCAACCTAAAAAATCTTCACACCAACCACCTATTTTTATAATAGATTCTCTTCTAAATATACAAATGCCACCACCGATGTTAATTTTTTGATTATCATCAGTACCTCTACCAGATCTACTTATGTTCATAATATGTTCTAAAGGTAAATTAGATTCTTCAAGAGTTAAATCAACAACAGAGTTATAAGGATTAACCATATCATAATTCTTAACTTCTCCCAATGCTTTTATAAAGTCATCTGGTCTCATAACAATATCAGAATCACCAAAAACGATAATTTCAGATTTAGCATATTCTAATCCAATATTAAAAGCCCATGCTTTATTAAAAGGCATCACACTCTTTACAAAAATATGTTTACACTTTAAATCAAGGTTAGAAATTTTGGAATGTTTATCTTGTTCTACTAAAATAACTTGAGAACCAGAAAATGAATTTACCCAATCTATCGTTCTTCTAAGAAGTTTTAATCTATCAGGTTGATGTCTATAAGCGATTATAAACGTAAAACTATGTTTAATATTCATCTATATTAATATTATTTTTAAATTATATGATAAATAATAGGCAATGTTTAAAGTTTTAACTATCTTTATATTAATTCTTAGAGATGCACATATCTCTCAGATATAAGTGGTGATTATTTTGGTAAATCGAAAAATTATCCTTATATTTGTAGTAAATAAATACTTATATAAACATATATGAAAATAACAAAAAAATTTAAACAATTAACAAGTTGTACATATCCACATGGTACTGAGAAGAACTTAGTAAATTTGTTACCGAAAGGATACAAAGAAGATGGTTTAGGTAACTACTACTTAGAAATAGGTGATGAACCTTCAACCATGTTTGCTTGTCACTTAGATACAGTTGGTGGGAAAAAACAATTAAAGGTAACACACGTACAAAATAACCAAACGTATATTGAAACTGATGGTAAAACTATTCTAGGTGCAGATGATAAAGCCGGAATGGTTGTAATGTTGTATATGATAGAAAAACAAATTCCTGGTTTATATTATTTCTTCGTAGGTGAAGAATGTGGTTGTATCGGTTCGGGTGATTTATCAAGAGTTTGGGAAACAACCGAATATTCTAAGTATATTAAGAAAATGATTTCTTTTGATAGAAAAGGTACTACATCAATTATAACTAAGCAATTTTATGAAAGAACTTGTTCTGATAATTTTGCTAAAGATTTAGCATCAAAATTAAACGATACCGGATTTGGATTTAAATTCGAGCCAGATCCTACAGGATTATTTACAGATTCTGCTGAATTTTCAGATTTAATTCCTGAATGTACTAACATCTCTGTTGGTTATTTCGGTGAACATACTTGCAACGAAACACAAAACATTGATTTTTTAATAAAATTATGTAAAAGCGCTTGTAAAATAGGTTGGGAATCTCTAAAAGTAGAGAGAGATCCAGATGTTTATGATATAGAAGATTATTATGGCGGTTATGGAACATATGCTACTATAGATGATGATGAATTTTCATGGAGTGGTGAAAACTATTCATACTTCTTAGACGATGATGATGAATCAATAGTAAGAATGTTCATTTCAGATGAGAAAATAGAAGAAGAAGAAAAGATGATTTTCGATTGGTTAGAAAAATCAGGTACTTATCCAGGTTTAAAAAGCATAATTTGGAATGGAAACTCACTAACAGCTGAAACAGACAGTTTTGATTATGTTGGTGATAGATATGATATCGCATTATTGCTACCAGAATTAGCAAACACTCCAATGAAACACTTAAAAAAATCACTTAATTCCTACGCTTGGTAGTAAATTAAAATAGAAGTAAAGCCCCCTTAATTAGTGTGGGGGCTTGTCTCTAATCTCCCAATTAGAGGATGTATTATTTTATATTTTTATAATCTATACTCATAACTATTAATTTCATTTGACTCTGTGTCAAATTTTTAGGATCCCATCCTCTTTTCTTACAATAGGTATGTATAAATTTTTCTTTTAAATACTCTTTATTTGTTAGCATATTTTTAAATTAAAATTAAATAAAATGTTATCTCTATTATTACACCAAATATTAGTGATAACTTCTTTTTTATATCGATATCTTCAATATTATAACTAGATTTAATTTTTTTGTAAGTAAAATTAAAAAACATTCTTTGTATATAAGTGAAAATGAATAATTGTCCTATGACAAATGGTAAATACCATAAATTGATTAAACCAATTAATGATGAAATCATCATAAATACAAATACTAATTTTAAATTGAATAATTTCTTAACACTGAAATCTAAAACTCTTTTTGATGATTCATCATAATTTTTACAAAAAGCTTCTTTCATACCATGTACAATAGCGTAAAATACAAAAAATAGGTTAGTTATAATAAAAACAAATAATAATTCCATAAAATACATTCTTTTAATATATATATTAAATTATTTTTATATCTTTGCGCAATGTTCACTTTAAAAGGTAAAATACAATTCGATCCTAAAATGCTAACTAAGAAGCATGAGTCTCAATCTTCTTGGAAGAAAACTGTATTGGTAGAATTTAATTGCGATCTATGTAAATACTATACCTGGTTTATAGATCAAAAGTTTAATCTAAAATTAGATAAACCAATGAGAGGAACTCATTTCACCTTAATAAATGATATAATTGATGATGAAATTTACGATCAAGCAAGAGAAATGTTTAATGGTAAAGAAATAACTATCCAATATGACCCACAAATAATAAGATCTAACGAAAAGGGATTCTGGTGGTTAAAAGCATATAGTGTAGATGCGCAAAACATAAGAAGTGTAATGGGTTTAGATAAACCATATTTCGGATTCCATATAACAATAGGGTTAGCAAATAACCTATACCTAGATTATTCAAAATTTATTACTAATTATTGTATTAAGTACGAAGTTTAAGTAAGTGTAATAGTAGTTAGTGTATATCATGATGTTGCATGTTTTATTAACTATTATTTTGCTTATTTTAAAAATTCATAAAACATTAATATTAATTAAATATATAATCTTTATGATAAAAGCGGATGAGTATTATATAAACAATTTGAATAGGATTTTGGATGAGGGTTTTCTCGATGAGAATCCTAGACCAAAATATATTGATGGTGTGACTGCATACACTAAGTTTATAATTGGTATATTTGAAGAATATGATATATCAAAAGGTGAATTTCCTATAACAACACTTAGAAACACTGCCATAAAAACTGGTATAAAAGAAATATTGTGGATATATCAAAAACAATCAAATCTATTAAAGGATGCACATGATTTAGGTATTCGTTGGTGGGATGAATGGGACATAGGTGATGGTACTATTGGACAAAGATATGGTGCCACTGTTAAAAAATATAATCTAATCGATAACCTTTTAAAATCTTTAAAAGAAGACCCTTTCTCAAGAAGACACATTTTAGATATGTATCAATATTCTGACCTAAGTGAGACTAAGGGACTATACCCATGTGCATATAAAACAACGTGGTCAGTTAGAAAAATTGGAGAAGACTATTACTTAGACATGACATTAGATCAACGCAGTAATGATTATATAATGGCAGGGTATATAAATAAGATACAGTATGTGGCATTACTAATGATGGTCGCTTCACATCTTGGATATAAAGTGGGTGTATTTAGACATCTAACACAAAATTTACATATATATGATAGACACATTGATGCCGCTAATGAGTTATTAACTAAACAACCATTAGATGCACAACCAATTTTACTATTAGAAAAGGATAAGAATTTTTATGATTTCACGATAGATGATTTCATTGTAAAGAATATTGAAGGTATAACAAAAATAGAAAGCAGATTAGATCTAGCTATATAAAAATAAATACACAAAATGAAAACAGCAGAGTATTACGAACAACTTGTAGAACAAGTAAAAACCTTAGAACTAACAACAGATGATTCACTACCAGATGATGATGCAGCTTTAACTTATGGTTTTGAGGATAGAAAAGCATTAATGAAAGTTATCGAAAAACAAAGAATATATTTTTGGATAAGACTTTATATAAAAGAAGATTCAGAAAGAGATGTTAAAATTGGGGATGATATCAACATAATATACAAACCAAGTGGTGAAAAATTAGGAACAAAATTCATAGCTTATGGTAAAAAAGGTTTGGATAAAGATCACGATGAAGAAGTAACACAATATGTTAAAGAAGATGATCTTAATGTATTATCACTAATGATAGATATAGAAATGGTTAATAACAATGATGATATACCTTTCATAAGAACACTTTTTAAGACTGGTAATCACTATGAATACCAATTGATGAAAAGAAATGAGTTAGTTTTTATCAATGAAAGAACTGGTGATGAACTAGACTATTTTGATTGTGATTTTTAAAAAGTAAATTTCACAATTAATATATATTGTTAATGAATACAAATAATAAAATAGAGAAATTTTCTGAATTTAAAACAATTTATATTTTTGATTTCGATAAAACATTAGCAGAAACACCAAATTTCGAAAGCACTATACAACAATATTTAGTAGAAAGCACAACACCCAAAGATTTATTATATAAGTCTTTGGATTTTGTGAATAAGAATATTGAGGATTTAAAATGGGAAAATGGTAGAATTTTCATAGATGACCCTAATCGTAAAATTAAAATAGTAGGAAATTGGGTAAGAAAGAAAAAGAGAATATATCTTCTAGCACCAAATTCATTTTCACAACTAGATGAAAGTTTCCCAACCGAATTAAAAGAACTATCTGAATTATATAACTCCGTGGAAAACAAATGTATTTTAACTGCTAGACCAGAAAGTACAAGAAATAAATTGATAAAGGTTCTAAACGAACTTGGTCTAGAAGAAACACCCAAATATGGTATACATATGAGACCTGATGACAGACCACAAGCAGGTATCTGGAAAGGTGAGAAAATAGTTGAAATAGTTAAAGAACATGGTTTTGAATATGTTGAATATTATGAAGATAATTCAAAATTTATAAGGAAGGTCAAAAGAGTGATAAAAGATAAATTACCAGATTTAAACTTTAAAGTTATTAAAGTTTAAATCGGATTCTAACCTTGGTTGTCTAAATTAACGACTCTATGTAACATACCTGCACCATACTTTAAAATAGTACCAGCTTCTACACCACTAATCCATTTCGATGTTGGGTTTGTTTTAAACTCTCCTTGTCTTGCTATA